GCGGCCATGATGGCCGTCTATGAGTACCTGCACAAGCGAGATATTGAGCGGGCGGAGAACGTCGGAGTGGTGCAGGGTATGTATAAAAAATAAAGAAACACGCCCTGCCAATCAAGGCAGGGCGTGTCTTCTGGTTTGGATGAAAACCATTCCCACAACGGTAATTGTGTTCGGATTTGCGTCCAATGGTGACCCAACGCGCCCTATATCCGAACACGGGGATACTGCCGGAGTAGGAACGCGGTATGTCTTTGATGGGATCTGCGTCAGCCGGTAGGCGGTCACAAATTTCAGGAATCCCGGTTCGTCATCGTAAACGGTGACGGAATTTACAAGCATTTCAATAAGCATTGCTTTCTGGGTTTCCAGCGGAACCGCCTTTTCTCTTACCGCTTTCAGATAAACCACGACAGATTCCTTTGTGAGCGGAATCACGCCGCGTTCTTCATCGGATAGTTGTGTAGACAGCCCCCTTTTCTGGGCTTCCAATTCAGCAAGCCTTTCCACAATAGCGTCCGGCGCAACGGAAGCACATTCAAGCGCTTTCGTCAGATTGCGGATTTTATTTTCAATTTCAGAAATCTTTTTGCGTATGACCGGAATCTGTGTATTCTTCTGAATGTCTTCCTCTGACTGCTGGGCGGCTACTTCTGCCACAAATTCGATAATTTCGTCTGTCAGTACGTCAAGAGCGTCCTGAGCCACCACATCTTCCAGCCAGTCCTTCGGGACTGGCTTTTTGTCGCATAAGCGGGCCTTCTTTCTATTGGCGCAGGAATAATAATTGTAAGTCTTCCCGCCTTTTCCTCTGCCGCACTCTCCCACCATGGGAGCGCCGCAGTGACCGCAGAAAATTTTCCCCGACAAAAGATACGGCACCTTCGCCTTACCTCTAGCTGGGGCTTGCTCGCTGGCTTTCAGCCTGGATTGTACAGCCCGCCAAAGCTCATCGGATATAATTCTGGGGACGGCGTTGTCTGTGCGAACATCGTCAAACTTGTAAACCCCGATATATTTTTCGTTCCGGAACACGTTCTTAAAACTGGACTTGTTGAATTTCGTTCCCCGCGTTGTCCGGTATCCGCGGGCGTTGAAATCGTCGCAGATCGCGGCCACGGTATCGCCGTCTGCATACCGGCGAAATGCTTCCTCCACCAAATGGGCAGTCATGGGGTCGATTTGCAGGCGCTTATCCACGACAGTGTATCCTAGCGGTGTAGTGCCGCCTGTACTGTTCCCTTTTCTGGCTGTTTCGCTCATGCCGCGACGTACCTTCTGGGACAGCTCTAGAGAATAATACTCCGCCATACCTTCCAGCAGGGCTTCCAGAATCACACCCTCCGGGTTCTTGGAAATTCCCTCTTTCGCGGATTCCACGTTACAGCCGTTCTTCCTGAGCCGCATACGGGCAATGGCGCTGTCTTCCCTGTTCCGGGCAAATCTGTCCAGCTTGTAAACCAAAACGGTTTTCCATGACGATCTGGCGCTGTCAGCAAGCATCTGCTGGAACGCTGGCCGCTTGTCCATGCTTGCGTGGGCGGAAATCGCCCGGTCAACATAAATGGCGGCGACACGGTAACTGTGGTGCTTGCAATAGGCTATCAGCTCCCGGAGCTGCCCTTCGATGGACTGCTCTGTCTGCCGGTCGGAACTGTAGCGCATATACAGGCAGCAGACCGCCTCGCAGTCCGAGGAAAGAACGGAGGGATTATCTGCAAACTGCTGTCTTTCCTCCGGCGTAAGAGCCGATAGATCAATTGGTATTGTTTGCATCGTGTTTCCCCCTTTTTGTGTTTCGTTTTATCACAGTTCGGACGATATACAGGCATGTTCCGATAATGGAAAAGGCCGCGACATAAACGATCGGCGAGGCGTGGCCGGACTGGAACAGGCCAAGATTCGGGTTTTGCATATCCAGAAAGACATATACCATAAGGAAGATGCCGAACAGAACCGCAAGCCCTGCGGCTCCATAAGTCACATGCTTCCAGTTATGCCGGACGGCGGATATTTCTTTATCCATCATGTGGCTGCGCTCTTCTAGCCGGGAGATGGCGTTATCTTTTTCCGAGATAAGTTCTTCCTTGTGTGAAATTTCGGTTTTCAGCCGTTCGATTTCCGCGCTCTGGTCTTGCTTCGGCGGGCACAGCTCCATCAGCTCATCCAGGGACAGATCAAGGTCAATGGCAATGGCGGTCACATCATAAATACTGGGGCCAGTCAGGTGGCCGGAGAAAAACTTTTTAACCATGGATTCACTTAGCCCTGTGCTGTCGATAATCTGCTGATTGGTTTTGTGCTGTTCCTCCTTTGCCCATTTCATCTTTGCGGGCAGATTATCACAAATCGTCGATATTTGTTGTATTATTTTCCGTTTTTCCATTTTCTGCTCGCCCTTTCCGAAAAAATCCTACAAATTACGCTGAGAACGACTGAATTACTCGGATGCACCTTTACGTCACCACCGGCTGAACAGTATTATCATACTAGCCAAAGGTAAGGGACACACCATTCCGGCGGCAAAGCCCCGTCACCTTGTGGCACGGGTGGCGGGGCAATCCTTGATCCTGGCGGAAGATTTACTCGCGTTCGCCTTTCAGCTTCTTTTGCTCACGCTCAATTTGAGCAATGCTCTTTTCCGGCGTAGGCAGGTCTTCCGGCATGGTGCCACCCAAATCTTTTATGGTCTGACGCACCTTCTTCCCAACTTCATAGTGCGTATTATTTGCAGCTTGCTTGCCGCGAATGCCTTCGCGGCGAAGCTTTTCATCCGTCTGGGTGGCGCGGAAGAGATTTGCTGCAAGTTCAGTGCTTCCCATGTGATCCAGTATTCTCTGGCTCTTTTTTAAGCCTTTTCGTGCGTGAATCTCCTTCATTCCCAGTCCGCCGTATAGCCCCTGATAGCCCTTGTTTTGAAATATTGCGTAGTCCCGTGGATCTTCAATTCCGGCCATTTGTGCCGCTTCCGCAAGAGACTTGTTGTGAGCGGTCATCTCATCACGAATTGCCAATCGTTTCTGATCTTCGGAAAGCTGGTCGTAGTTGTCAATCAATTCCTGCTGACGCGTTTTTACCGCAAAATATGTCTGACCGACAGCTATTACGGGCTTAGAAGGGTCGCCGTTCATCACAATCAGGTAACACGCATAGCGAGTTAGTGCATAATCACTAATTTTACGGACACTTCCGGTGTTCATTTTTGTGAAACTGGTAACTTCGCCGAAATTGTCTTCGATAGAAATTCCACTGTTCTTGCAGGCGTCCATCGCCTTAAAGAGAATATTTTCAAAGTTTCTCCAGTCCGCATATTGAAGAACTCGCGCAAGTTCTCTGGCAAGCCAATATTCCTGGCCATATTCGTCAATGTGCTTTATGCTTTCAAATGTTTGCTCGGAATAGCTTTCCAATTCATATCCTTCCATGCGTCATACGTCCTTTCCAACTATTTATATCAGCGCCAAACTGGACAATTCTACAGGAAAATAATACCACGTTCGACATATAATCTCAACGAAGAGAAAAATTTTTTGTGCAATTTTTTAATTAGTCCGGTTTATTGGACAGATAGTATGTTATAACCAGCACATAAGCCGAACAGGCGTTCGATAATGATAAAAGTAAAGGAGAGATACAACATGCGGGATGAAGTTTTGAAGATGTTTGAACAGCTTAGTGAAGGGGACAAGGAAAAGATCATCGCTCTTGCATCTGCTCTTTTACAAGATCAGACAGAGTTTCATAAAGACGTGCCTGTCTCTCCGGTGTGAGCATGTCATACATCTTCATGAAAACCTCTGTTCCCTTGCTGGGAGCCGGGGCTTTTTCTGTTTCCGGGGCTTCTTCGGAGAAGTAGGAGACAGGTACGCCAAAGTAGTCGGCAATCTTTTGCATTTGCGTGTCTCTTGGAGAAGAACCATTTTTCCACCCAGAAACGGCAGCCTTAGATACACCTACTTGCAATCCGACATGAGACGGCGTTACCCCTCTGCTATTACATAGTTCGATAAATTTTTTGTAAAACATAGCAAAAATAGCCCTCCGTTTTTGTGCAATAAGTAGAAACAGAACTTTATTTACTTTTATACTTGACTTTCTTAACTAACCGAACTATAATACGCTCATGAACACCGATTCCAAAAAGGGTGCAGAAAATCACGGGGTATGAAATCCGAGTTTTCGGAAATTCAAACTCCGGCGAGTAGCGGATGGTTTATTGTTTCGGCAAATTCAGTATACCATGCGCTACTCAGATTTTCAAGTCTTTTGTGGAAAAAATGTTCAGAGAATTTCATCTAAGGAGGAGGGACAAATGGATGGCAAAACTGAACCTCCCGCAGTCTTACGGGGAGCGGGAGAAACTGGCAAAGTATATCCGGCAGACGCTGAACACTTACAATCTTCGGAACAACTGGCTGATTCAGCAGCTTCGGAACGAGGGCTTCATCATTTCCAAACCCCAACTGTGCGATGTGCTGGCACTACGGCGCTTCTCCCCGAAAACAGACGAGTTTCTGGCCAGAGCGGAGCAGATTTGCAAGCTGTACGAGCAGAGCTGCTTCGGTCAAACGCGATCCGGGAGCTTGGAAAACGGGTCAGAGCATTCATGAAAGAGCAGCCGGACATCTACGAGCGGATTTACCGCGAGACATACGGCAGATCGCCGAACTTTTGAAAGGAGTTATTTATGGCGAAATACAAAGTTGGGGATAAGGTGCGGATTGTAGACCACCGAACCGGCCCCATGAACAATTTCGGGAAAATGGACAAGTGGCTGGGAAAAGTCATGACGATCAGAGAATGCCTTTTGTCCGGATACTGGATGGAGGAAGATTACGGCGAAAATATCGGATACGGCTGGTGCTGGGATGATGACATGATTTCCGGCCTTGCCGAGCCTGGGCGGGAACCCTGCACCGTGGAACTCCGCTTTGACGGGATGATTACCACGGCCACGCTGAAACGGGGCGGGCGGGACGTGAAGACCGCAGAAGCCCGGTGCAATCCGACGGATACCTACAGCAGAGCGGAGGGCGCAAGGGTCGCCGTTGAGCGGCTTTTTGAGAAGAAGCGCAAGGAGGTCAAGCCAAAGGAGAGCGAGCCGAAGGTGGGAGACAAGTTCGTGATTGTAGGGAGATCTCGCTTCCACATGTTTAGCATCGGTGAAACCGTCAGGCTTATTTGTATTTGTGAGCAAGGTAAACGTTACGAAAATTGCCGTGGCCGGGGTCAGTGGGTTTGTGATTCCGACGTTAAGCCCTACAAGGAGAACACCAAATGACACCCAACGAAACGACCCAGCTTCGCACCATGGCGGAGATGAACCGCCGGTTGCGCCGGGAAAATGAGCATTTGCGGGAATCCCTTTTGATGGAATCGAAGGAAAGCAAGGCGTTTGACGATGAGAACGTGGAGCTTTTCGACGTAGTCCACAAAAACCACGACAGGAGGTGAACGATATGGCAAGCAGGAATAAACCCATGGATGCCCGGTGGGAGCCGGTGCCGGAGAACCGGAAGCCGTTCAATATCAGGGAATGTGTTTTCCGTGTTCTCCCCTATGCGGGGCTGAATCTGGTGCTTTTCTGGTGGCAGCAAGCCGATTTGCTGGCAGACACGGCGGCAGTTCCCGCAATGTGGGTGTGCGCTATCCTGATGGGCGCCGGTATCGGACGGTGCATCAGAGGGCGATAAAGGATACACATCTTAAAAATAGGAGGATTTCTAATGTACGATCCAAAATCAATTTTGCAGATGGCAAGGGGCGCGTTTCAGGAGCGCGTGGATTTGGAGATGGCGAAAGTCATTGATAATATCCTTGACCCCAACACAAAACCGACGCAGAAACGAAAGCTGACGCTCACAATCGAGTTTACACCGGACGATGATCGGCAGAACATCGGTGTCAGCGTTGCGGTAAAATCAGCACTTGCGCCTACTACGCCCGCGAGAACAACCCTTTGGGTTGCTGGGGATGACAGCACTGGGGAGTGTCAGGTTGTCGAAATGGTGCCCCAGGTTCCAGGGCAGATGTCCATGGACGGAGAAGAGCAGGAAGCCCCCGCGTCTCTGAAAATAATTAAAATGGCCTGATAGGAGGAAAAACAATGTTGAAAGAAGCAATCGAAAAAATTCAGGAACTATGTGCGCCGCACCTGTTCACGTCCGGGAACCATGATTTTATTGCGGACGCAGAAGGTGGCTATGCCGAGGTGAAGCCTGATCTGGAAATTGTAGATAATATCCAGCTTTCCAGCCTCGATGCCATGGTAGCGTTTGTAAAAACGGAGGCGGTGCAGAGGTACAGCGCCGTTTATATCACGATTCCCGATCACAAAACGGTAAAGTGCTTCACCCACCCATCTGCGGAGCTGCGTAACAACCGCGAGTACCCGTATACTGCCAATGCGACCGATGTTCCCGGCTGGAATGAGAAGGTATCCTTGCCGTTTGAAGAGGCATTGATCGCTCTGCGCACAAGATTCCAGCCCACGGCGGATACGGAGTATGCCTTGAAACTGCTATCCGATATCACCACTGGGAGCAAAGTCACGTACAACGACAACGGCATTGCTACCAGCGTTGTCACCAAGAAGGGCATCGACCTCCAATCCAATGCGTCCATCCGACCCATTATCAAGCTACGGCCTTACCGCACGTTCCAGGAGGTTGAGCAGCCGGAATCTCAATTCCTCATTCGTATCAATGAAAGAAACATTTCTTTCATTGAAGCCGACGGTGGCATGTGGAAGCTTTCCGCCCGGAATACGGTAAAGAAATACTTGGAAAAGGCGCTCGAATCCGAAATTCAGAGCGGGCACGTCGTGGTTGTTCTTTAATAAAAAGCCGCCCCCGATGTTACAGCACCGGGGACGGCGATACAGAGACATTCATCATTTACCCATATACAGTATATCAAATGGAGAAAGGAAAGTCAATGGACGATTTGGTCGGTGTGAATCCGGATTGCGATTATCTGTATGACCCCCAGGCAACGGACAGCAGGATTCCGGTTTGCATCTGCTGCGGGAGAACCGTAGGGCACAGATACTGGAAAATCCGGGACGATGCCATTTGCGACCTCTGCATGGACAGCCGGGAGGAATGGCGGGAGATTTCCTATGATTGAGGTGGATTATGGCGGATAAAAAAAGCTGCCTGTGGTACGAGAAGGCCACGGCAAGCATTTACTTCCCCGAGGGTCATGTGTGCTGTGATTTGTGCCCGTGTATGGAAACATACGCCCGGAAGCAGTGCCGGTTGACCGGGGAGTATCTGCTGGATACAAGAGCAACAGTTGGGTATGAATGCCCGCTGGAATTTAAGGAGGAAGACAATGGCGAGAATGTTTCGGTTCCTGACCGCTGACGAAATCGAGGTCAAGGTCAAGCAGGTCAAGGAAAATGGCCTGGTGTGTCTGCTGTACAAGACGGCAAGGACGGACATGGACTTGCTGGACGAGACTGTAGGGGCGGGCAACTGGACGAACGACTACAAGGAGATCAAGGGCAATCTGTACGCCGGTATCGGGATTATCCAGGAAAACTGCGGCATCCAATGGAAATGGGACTGCGGTATCGAGAGCCGGGAGGACGAGGAAGGCAACCAGAAAAAGGGCGAGGCAAGCGACGCTTTCAAGCGCGCCGGGTTCCGCTGGGGTATCGGCAGAGAACTTTACACGTCCCCGTTTGTCTGGATTCCCAGCAATAAGGCAGAGATCAAAGCATCTTCCTTCAACGGAAAGACCCGGTTCAACTGCTACGACAAGTTCAGCGTTGAGAAAATCGCCTATGACGAGAAGACCGGGCGGATCACCGGACTTGCAATCCGCAACGATACAAAGAACCTTCGGGCGTTTGTGTGGCAGCAATCATGACGGAGTTTACATTCACAGAGGCCAAACTGGAAGGCGGCTGGCTGATGGTCAAGCCCTCCCGTTCCGAGTTGGGCAAGGCAATGGCCTTTATCCGAAAGATGAAGGCCGCGCCCTATGATCTGGCCTTGAAAGAGCACCGGGAAAAGCGAAGCCTGGACGCAAACGCCTATGCATGGGTGCTGATTCACAAGCTTGCCGCCGCTATGGGGATTCCTCCGGTAGAGGTTTACCGGAACGCCGTTCGGGGCGTGGGAGACAATTACACGCCCATGTGCGTCCGGGAACAGGACGTGGAGCGGTTCACACGGAGCTGGCAGAAAAACGGCCTTGGATGGCTGGTGGACAGCCTGGGCGCGTCTCAGGTGCCTGGGTGCCGGAACCTGGCGGCATACCACGGCTCCAGCACCTACGACCCCAAACAAATGGCGCGGCTGATCGACAATCTGATACAGGACTGCAAGGCGCTGGACATTGAAACCCTGCCCCCGGACAAGCTGGAACTGCTCAAGGAGGAATGGCGTTGAGGAAGGACACCAAAGCGAGGGATTTCACCCGGGGCGAGAAAATGGCGATTGCCGAGCGGGACAGCATTGACGGCTGGACGTGCTGCGTATTCTGCGGCGCTCCCGCCCCTGCCCCTCTGGCATGGAGCAACGCCCACTACATATCCCGGGCGCAGGGAGGGCTTGGCATTGCCCAGAACGGGCTTACCCTCTGCCCCAGATGCCACAACCGGTACGACCAAACCACGGCAAGAATGGAAATGAGGGCGTATTTCCGGGAGTACCTGATGGGCATTTATCCCGGCTGGAACGAAAACGATCTGATTTACAGGAAGGAGAACACATGAATAATTGTCAATTTGTCGGGCGGCTCACCGCCGACCCGGAGCTGAGAAGAACCCAGGAGGGGACGGCGGTTTGCTCCTACAGTCTCGCCGTCAAGCGGCCAATGACGAAGGATGCCACCGACTTTCTGGATTTCGTCACATGGCGTCAGGGGGCTGAGTACCTGACGCAGTACGGCCATAAGGGCGACATCGTAGCCGTTTCCGGAGCGCTGCAGGCCAGAGACTGGACGGACAAGAACGGGAACAAGCGTCGGGCATTTGAGATAGTGACCACAAGCGTTGAGCTGCTTCCCAGCAAGCGCAATTCTCAGGATACCACCAATACCGGGACGGCGCAAAACGCCGGATACGGGCAGCCCAGCGCCCCACAGCAGGCGAGCCGGGGCAACGGATACAGTCAGCAGGGGTTCGGAGGGTATCAGGAGATCGCCGCAGACGACCCCGCCTTGCCGTTCTAGGCCGGAAAAATCAATCTTTCCCTAAAAAGATTGACAGTATAGTTTGCATTCCCCTTGGCGGTGGGAGGTAAAACCGCCAACTCCAAAGGAAGGAGCGAAAACGTGACGATTGAATTTACGATTCCCGGCGTTCCGCAAGGGAAGGAGCGCCCCCGCTTCACCCAGAACGGTGAGACATACACCCCAAAGAAAACGAAGGACTATGAAAAGCTGGTGGCATGGGCATACCAGTGCGAAGCCCACGGGGCAAAGTTCACCGGCACTATCCGGGTTGACATTGCGGCAATCTACCCCGTCCCCCATTCGTGGAGCAAGCGCAAGCAGGCCGAAGCGATTGACAATCGGATTCTTCCCATGGTGAAACCCGACTGGGACAACATAGGCAAGATTGTGTGTGATGCTCTGAACGGTATCGCCTACAAGGATGATGCCGCTATCACAGACGCCACAGTCTGCAAGCGGTACGGCACCCGCCCATGCGTGGCGGTTCGCCTCACCGGAGAGGAGGCACCCCGTGACACAGTGTGAGCGTATCCTGCGGCATTTGCAAGACTATGGGAGTATCACTCAGGCCGAGGCTGTTACCGAGTACGGCTGTTACCGGCTGGGTGCAAGGATCTGGGATTTGAAAGCCCAGGGCGTTCCCATCAAGAGCGAAACCGTCACCGGGAAGAACCGGTACGGGGAGCGGACGTGCTTCGCGCGGTATTCGCTGGAACACACAACCGGAGTGAGGTAGCACATGGCAATCAAAAGCGGACTTGATTTCTTTCCGCTTGATGTTTGCTTGAACAAGAAATTTGAACTGATAGAAGCAGAATATGGCTTGACAGGATTTGGTGTAATCGTTCACTTGCTGCAAGAGATATACGGCAAGGAGGGTTATTACATTGAATGGACAGAGGAGGTTGCGCTTTTGTTCGCCCGAAGGTGCGGGCTGGGTGGGAGCGTCGTTTCCGAAATAATAGAGGCTTCTATCAGACGAGGGATGTTCGACAAAGAGATATATGACAAGTATCACGTTCTGACTTCACGGGGAATTCAGAAGCGGTACTTCGAGGCAGTCAGCCGCCGTAAAAGTCTTGAAGTCGATTACAACATCCTTCTGGTCGAGTGCGCCAAAATTTGCCCCAATGTAAACATTTCAAGCAGAAATGTCAACATTTTCTCAAAAAATGCTGACATCCGAAGACATAGTAGAGTAGAGGAGAGTAGAGTAGAGAAAAGTAGAGTAAAGGAGAGTATAGGCGCGGAGCCGGACGCCGCCTCCACGCCGCCGGTGTGCCAGATCATGCTGAATGATAAATCCCTTTACCCTGTTTTTCAGGCTGACGTGGACAAATGGGCAGAACTCTACCCCGCCGTCGATATCCTGGCAGAGCTTCGGAAAATGGCCGGGTGGTGTGACGCCAACCCGTCCAAGCGGAAAACCAAGGGCGGGGTACAGCGGTTTATCAATGGCTGGCTTGCCAAAGAGCAGGACAGGGGCGGCGCTGGGTCAGCACCACCGGTTAGGCGCTATGGGAAGCCTGATATTCCTAAGGGAGCGTCCGGCGAGCTGGGGGACGCTGAGCTGGAAGCCATACGGCAGGTTCTGGCGGCGGGCGCAGATGAAAGAAGGGACGCATTATGAGAGAAAAACCCGGCCAGTACATCGATTCGGAAAGCCCATTTTGCAGAAACTGCACGCGGGACGATTGCCCCACCAACGGGGACGGCTGCAAGGCATGGGAAACGTATTTCATCGATAACTGGAACAAAAACATCATGAGATCAATCGGAAACCACAAAAAACAACGCCAATTTTTTCGGTATGAACACCCGGATTTGGTGAGAGAGGGGATTGTTTTTGAGAATGAATGACTTGGAGCAGATGGCAATCGAGCGTCTGAAAGCCGCCTCTGATATGTCGCTCATGGCGTATCAGCAGCCTTTGGTGATCTGCATTTCAGGCGGCAAAGATTCCGGGGTTATCACCGAGCTTGCGGTGCGTTCCGGCATCCCCTGCGAGTTCCAGCACAACCACACCACGGCTGATGCCCCGGAAACGGTGCGGTTTGTCAGAAGTGAGTTCAAAAGGTTGGAGGAAAAGGGCTACAAATGCACAGTGAATATGCCGACTTACAAGGGGCAGAGGGTGTCCATGTGGAGCCTGATTCCACAAAAGCTGATGCCTCCCACCCGGCTGGTGCGGTACTGCTGTGCCGTTCTGAAAGAAACAGGTGGGGCAGGACGGTTCATCTGCACCGGCGTTCGCTGGGCTGAATCTGCATCCAGAAAAAACAATCGTGGAATCTACGAAAAATTGGGCGCAACTAAGGATAAAAACATCATTCTTGCCAACGACAATGACGAAAAACGGATGCTTTTTGAAAACTGCCGTTTGAAAGCAAAGCGGGTTGTGAATCCTATCATCGACTGGGCAGACGAGGATGTTTACGGATTTTTGGAAGATGCAAAAGTCCCGATGAATCCGCTCTATGCCGAGGGACAATGCCGTGTGGGATGTATCGGCTGCCCGCTGGCGAAAAGGGAAAGTCGAGAAGCAGAGTTCGCAAGATGGCCGAAGTACAAGCAGCTCTATGTGAACGCATTTGAACGGATGCTGGAGGAACGCAAACGGCGTGGCAAGCTGGATGGCTCGTGGCGTATGGGAACACTCGCAGAAGATGTGTTCCGCTGGTGGATGGAGTACGATGTGCTACCGGGACAGACCAGTATGGAGGATTTTCAGTGAGCAAGGCGAAAATGTACGGCTGGTTCAAGCCGGCGAAGCGGAATTGCACCACGCCCCGGTGGGGGAAAGTCCCTCGGGGGAACAAAGGAAAACGGAAAGGAAATGGGAAATGAAAAATGAGCTATGCACCAGCTGCAAGTACCGAATTGCCCCGGGTGGATGGGCGGCTTGTGATGGCTGCATTCACGATGAATGCCTGAAAGATCGGTATGAGCCGATGACCAACGCCGACCGCATCCGGAACATGACGGATGCGGAGCTGGCAAAGTTACTCAGCACCGGGACGTTTATTTGCGAGGGGCTTAAAGATAATATCTGCGAGAATATTCCGGGATGCGAGGAATGCAGGTTGATATGGCTCCGCTCCCCGGTGGAGGAAAGCGAGAAATGAACCACCTAGGCGATATAACCAAAATCAACGGTACAGCTGCTCCCATTGTTGACTGTATCATCGGCGGTAGCCCCTGCCAAGACCTAAGCGTTGCTGGAAAAAGAGCCGGGCTTGCCGGGGAACGGTCCGGGCTGTACATGGAGCAAATCAGAATCATCAAGGAGATGAGAGCAAGTGACAGAGCAAATGGACGGTCAGGTGAGTTTATTCGGCCAAGATACATGGTCTGGGAGAACGTGCCCGGAGCATTCAGCAGCAACCACGGAAAAGACTTCGCCGCAGTCCTCGAAGAAGCGGTCAGGGTCATCGAACCGGAAGCCCCCCCTGTTCCTGTGCCTGAAAAGGGATGGCCAACCAGCGGATGCCTCATGGGAGACGGATGGAGCGTTGCTTGGCGTGTACTCGACGCACAGTTTTGGGGAGTCCCCCAGAGACGCCGTAGAATCGTGCTTATCGCAGATTTTGGAGGACAATCCGCACCCGAAATACTATTTATCCGCAAAAGCATGTCAGGGGATTCTGAACCGGGCAGCGAGACGAGGGAAGGATTTGCCGGAGGCTCTGCGGAAAGCACTGGAAGCTCAGTCTATTGCCTGCAAGGAAACGGAATAGACCGCGCTGACACAGCCAGATGCAACGGCAGGGGCTGGAAAGAAAATGTGAGCTATACGCTCAACACCATCGACCGACCAGCGGTCTGCGCCGGGTTTAAGCTGGGGAACAGCGAAAAAGCCAGGAGTATCGGATATTGCGAGGAGCAAGCGCCGACCCTGAACGCAGAATGCGGCGGGAATAAGCCTGCGATACTGGACATGTCCCACGCCTGTGATGTAATCCGGGATTGCGGCGGCATAGTCCCATCCTTGCAGGCCAGAATGGGGACAGGTGGGAATCAAGTACCACTGACGTATCAAGACGTAACAGGAACGCTTTCGCCCGGTGCTCATGCTGGGAGCTATAACGGGCAGGATGCCTATAACGATATGCTGGTATGCGGAGCGGCTGTGCCGGATATTGCACACACGCTGAAAGCGAAAGCCAACCTGGATTCCCGAGAGGACAGCGAAACCTACCCAGTCCAAAGCGGAAAAGTGCGCCGCATGACCCCGCTGGAATGCGAACGGCTACAGGGATTCCCGGACGGCTGGACGGACATTGGGGAATGGGTGGACAGCAAGGGCAAAAAACGGCAAACCGCCGATTCTTCCCGATACAAAGCTCTTGGCAACTCCATTGCCCTCCCGCCCTGGAAATGGGTTCTGAAACGGCTGTGCGCCCAGTACGAACGCGATGCAACCATGGCAAGCCTGTTTGATGGAATTTCCGGCTTTTGTTTAATTTGGGAGCAATTAAACGGAAAAGGCAGCGTAAAGTGGTGTTCTGAAATCGAGGAATTTCCGATTGCGGTCTGCAAAAAACACTTTGGTGATGAGCAGACGAACGAGGAAGGAGATTTGGGTGAAATACTTTTCTGACGAAACGAGAGCGAAAATGTCGGAATCAGCAAAAAGAAGATGCGCTTCTCCCGAATGGATAGCAAAACAAATGCCCGGGGTGTGGATGCAAAATGGATTTGGAGGCCGAAGACAATGACGATTGACCGAGCGATTGAAATCCTTGACCCGGAACACCGGGAGCATTACGACGGCATGGACGAGGTGAACGAAGCCTGCCGAATGGGCATGGAGGCGTTGGAGCGGATAAGGTGGATTCCGTGCAGTGAGAGGTTGCCGGAGGAACTTGAGCCTGTAAATGTGGTGTGGGTAAATCACAACCCAGCGCCGTACTACCGGTACATGAAGGACGTTCCGCAAAAAGCGACTGCTGTCTATTACAGGGAGGCTTGGTATTGGTGGTCGTGTGTTTGCGAAGATTTGCTTGCAGAGTACGGCGTGAACGAAACAGATCAGGTGGATGACGATGTTGAAATCACCCACTGGCAGCCGCTTCCAGAATTGCCGAAGGGGTGACGGAAAGTGATAGACTGCTTCAACTACCAATGCTTGTGCAGAGGGGTGAATGAGGGCAAGCCTCCCTACAAGTGCGAGTGCGTGGCTTGCCCCAACAGGACTACAGAATTACATATTATCATGAGCAATCGAACGCTGGGACAAGAAGAAATTAAATATCTTACGAAAAATGGAGGTATTGGGATCGAATGAAAATCACACTTGATATTCCCGAAGGTATGGCCTGCGGTTACCTGAACGGCGTGGTGGAAACACGCAGCGGGCTGACGATGGTGACCTATGCACTGGATAGCCACGATCTGCACGATGGGGCAGAAATCAAACTGCCCCGGGAGGAACTGGAAAATGGTTCTGTTTAAGCTTAACTCGCTGAATAAAGAGATCGACCGAGTGTATAACGAGCATTACAAAGACTGCAAGCATCAGGAAGTACACGATTTTTACAGGGCAACGGTGAAACGATTCAGAACCGCCTACCAAAAGGATTGTGTAAGGGTCACTCCCATAATCTGCTGCCGAGAATGCAAGAACTGGAAACCGGATGGGAGCAAGGCCGCCCGCAATTTCAGCGACCTATTGGAACGGTATGGTGCGTGTGAGATTTGCGGCGGAGGGCGTTTAGAAAGCGATTTTTGCAGTTACGGGAGAATACGGGAGGTCGGAGAATGAGCAATGAACTCACCTACATGGACTGCTGGCACTTTATCGCCCCGCTGATTCCGGTGGACACGGACTACACAATGGATATTTACATCATGGTGTTTAACGCCCTGAAAGAAGCGGAGAAAAAACGGATTGCCAAGAAGAAAGGAGAAACATAAATGGTTAAAATAATTGTAATTCTCTTGCTTTTACTTTTCTGCGCGGTTCTCGCTGCGACTTTTGTATGGTTGACTCACACAATCGTCCAAAACATCATCGAGATATGGTGGGAGATAAAGGAGTAAGAATCATGAGCAAGAAACCGGACTATCTCACCCTGTGCTCCATAGCCGCCCAGAAGGCCGGGACGAGCTACGGCAAGTACATGGCAATGCTGCACGGATACCACCCGCCAATTCAGGCCGATGTGGAGGACGTGGAAGCCCCGCAGGGCATTTCTAAAATCTGCCCCCAGTGCGGGAAGGAATTCACGCAGGGCAAGATCAAGCAGAAAATCTATTGCAGTTTGGAGTGTCAGAAAGCCCACGCTCAGAGAGCCGCTCAAAGGAGATACCGTGACAGAAAAAATAAGGAATTGGAGGTACATGAATAATGGCAGAACAGGATTTCAAATTTGATGATGCGTTGCTCATGAAGACTGCACGCGAGATGCTTGCAAAAAAATTGACCGAAACAGTGAAAGAGGTCGCCAAGTCCGGGAAATGGGAGATAACCGCCATCGAGCAGGAAGAATCTGACCCGGAAAAGATTCTCCGGAGGATGTTTGCAAAATACGCCTACGGCAACGTCCCGGAGTGGTTCGCCTCTGCGGTATCTGCGACGTTCTATGTGCTGTCTGTGGACAAGGGAAAGGGGATTGAGTGTATTTCCGTCTTGCACACGGCAACGGAACGGGCACCGGCTGAAATTCGGATGACGGCGCAGACAAAACTGCTTAGGGTATGCCAAGAAACCGGGATGCTCGACGGGATTGGGAGTTTTCCTGTTCTCTAGGGGGCAACATGGAGTACAAGGACGGCAGGAAGTACTGCATCGGGTGCCGGTATTTTTTCGGATACTACGAAGGCAGCCGGTGCTGTAATTACATATTCGTCAGCGGGGAAAAGCGGCCTTGCCCGCCTGGGAAGGATTGCACCGAAAGGAGGGAGAAAACGAAAAACAGGAGACGGAATTTAATATTATAGCTTTATCCCTGTATAGTATATATTAAATATAATCTTATATTTTGTGTGTATTGTGTATATCTATACAGGGATTTGCTAAGAAAAGAAAGGAGAATTTCTAAAATGTGCCTATTTTGCGAGGCGTACGATGGCAAGCGGCAAATCGCCGACCGGTTTCTAACTAATGGCCAACGGGTGGATATTTCCGTCGCAATCGTTGAACGGTATTTTACCCGGGCAGACCGGTTCGCTGGGCGCAGCCTGGACTATATCAACGATGGAAAGGGCACACCGCTGAACTATTGCCCGACTTGCGGAAAGAAACTGAGTGGTACGGCATGGCCAAAATAATCAACTGCCCGATTATTAACAAGATATATTTAATATATATATCTTGTATCTTGTAGTGTGTATGTGTTATGGTAAAGAATATAAGTAAATCTACTAAGATAGTAAAGGAGGACAACGACTTTGGCGGAAAGCAATAAACTCAAAAAGAAGCCTTATCAAGTTCCTGATCTGGAGCCAGGAGATAATACCAAGTACATTAACCATTCCATGACCATCATGAAGTGGGACAAGCCGGACATGGACAGCTTGGAGGCGGTGCAGAAACGGTGCTTCGACTATTTCAGCCTGTGCGCTGAGAATGATATGAAGCCGACTTTCGCAGGGTTCGCTTTAGCTTTCGGTGTAGACAGGATGACTATGTGGAGATGGTGCAATAATCAGCCTAGAAGCAGGGATTTAAGCGACTCTGTGCGTGACACTATCAAAAAAGCGAGGGATTTAATCAACGCTCAGATGGAGGATTTCATGCAAAATGGCAAGATTAACCCCGTTGCCGGAATTTTTTTGATGAAAAACAATATGAACTACACAGACCAGCAGGAAGTGGTCTTAAAGCCGGATAATCCGCTTGGAGAGCGGGCAGACCCGGAGAAGCTGCGGCAGAAGTATCTGGAAGATGTTCGCGGGAGCGGTGCGACTATCATTGACGCGGAGGGTGGAACGGAATGAGAGAAACGACGGAATACGCCATCGAACGAATGTGTACAGAGGTTGCCCAAATCCGGATGCTGATGGAGGGCGGTGCTAGGAAACCCGCCTGCGACTTTTGCAGAGAGTGTGTGAACAAACCGGAAACATTCTCCGTGGTTGCCCATAGCGGGCGGCAAATGACGGTGACTTGGAATTTTTGCCCAGTGTGCGGGCGGAAACTTGAGCGACTTTGACCCAGCGACTATAGCGACTATGAAAACGCCCCAAAGGTCTTGCGACTTTCGGGGCGACTTTCTGCGACTATGAAACGGGAATTTTCGGCTGCGACTTTGCGACTATGGCTCACGAGCTGGGAGCCTTGCGGGGATTTTCAGCTCTGGCACAAAAACCTGCCGGGAAATCTGACCGGAATCGTGGCGGCCTCTGGTGGCTCGTGATGGGGGCGCGCCTGCGCCGTCGCAGAGGGCAGAACGCCGAAGGGCGCAGAAAGCGCTAAGACGGGCGAAAAGCTGCGGTGGCATCCTGGCATATCCGGCACGGGGAACGGGGCAACGGCGGGCGCTGAGCGCCCAACACGCTGCATAAAATGCCGCGCGGCATTGCGTGGCGTCCATACGTGCCCATTTTGAGGCGAGAACGATGTTTGACGTTAATTTATATTGCCGAAATAAAAACCGCTTAAAAAGCCGCTGAGAGCCTTACAGGGCATAGCAAGAGAAAAGCCCCGCCACAATGGGCGGGGCAGGCAGAGCGGCTGCCCGGGTTGATCCGGACAAAAGAAAGCCCCCGGATTGTTCCGGGGGCGTTTCGGTGGTGGGAACTGTGATTAGATGCGATCCAGCGTGCCGAACTCTGCGATCTGATCCGGCGTGGCTTCATTCATTTGCTCCAGAAGCTCCCCCGTTGTCATTTCCCAGCCGGCCGCCAACTGGGTGACTGCGCATAGGCTGAGGCACACGGGGCACTCACTGCCATATATGGCGTCTACATATTCCGGTTTCGCAATATAAAACAAATCCATTTTTTTCTTTCTGCCCTTTTCCCTAGGCGGCGGGATTTTATGGGGTCGGGTTGATACGCTCAGCCCGCCAAAAGCGTTATAATGATACCATATCCGCGCTTGTTAAGCAACAGGTTATTTGCTGATCTTTAGCAGTTCCGCTAGCACAAGCAGCGGGAAAAACAGGATTGCAAGTAGTGCCACGGTTACACCCCCTTAAAACAAGATAAACAGATTGGAGCAACGCCCGATAATGGCGTATAACTGCCCGGTTTCGGTATCTTCGACCAATCCGCCATTAATGCCGTAAACCCCGGAGGAATAGCCCACTTTTTCAAGCCTGCGGAGCGTGTAAAGGTTCTCGGCGGGCTTGTTGGTGTAATCCTCAGCCACTCCGAGCCGCACAAGCTCCCGGAGCGCTTTCAACGTGTATTTTTTCATTTGGGCTGCACCTCCCCCCGGTATGCATTGACAACACGGCTTGCGGCCTGATACAAGGCTCTTGCTTGCACGTCTAGCCATTCTTCCCGGCTGTTCGGCCTGCGCTCACCGTTGCGGGTTTTCTTGAGTTCGGACGGGGTGCAAAGACGCTCCGCAATGTCGCTGTTATAGATCAGGGCGGAACCGCCCCAGCTGTATTGCCCCCAGTCCTGCGCCCCGTTCAACATCCATTCCCGGCACTCTTCCGCAGATTCAGGGTTCCGGCCTTCATATTCCACCCGTTCTTTCAGTTCTTCTACCAGCTCCAGGGCGTAGGCGTTGACCCCCTTATCCCATGCGCTGCGATCCTTCCGGGTTTCCAGCTCGGCGGTGATTTTATCATAGATTGCCATTTTTATTTCCTCCTTGTAATTCTGTGGAGGCCGTGCTATAATAGCGGTGCCTCCTTGTGTGGTGCGCTCTCGGTTTGCTTTCCTACGGCCTCCGGGGGCGCTTTTTTGTTTACGTGAACATTATACACCAAATGTATTTGGCTGTCAATAGGGAAATACAAATTTATTTGGTTTCTTTTTACATGGGAAGTTTGATTTTTACAGTGTTTTGTATGCGCACATAATAGCATAAATGTCTACAACACAAGTACATGCGCCTAGTCCACGATACAAGGACACGAAAACACGGCAAAACACGGAGAAATCAGAACATTTTCAATAAATATTGCATTTTGGCGTATGCTTTTATAGCCTTGAACGCAACCAAATATTTATTTTGTTGCGTTCACTTTACCGTTCATGTCGATACGGTCAAAATGTGTTTGCATAGCGTGGACAGCTTGCATTCCATGGATTTTGTGCCGTCCGGCACCGTCCAGCGGTTCCGGCTGCTGCCGGATAGCACCGGGGGCGGGGGATATGCGCCCGGGCATTTCCGCGCGGTAAGCCCCCCAAATAGATTTCAGCCCAAAAGGCTTCCTTCCCTTCTCGAAAAATCCCGAAAAAGAAAAAAGACCTCCAAACGGAAGTCTTGAAAGATTGGGAATGTGGGAAAAATCTAAAAAAGTTATTAAAAAATTATTTGACAACGCTTCTGTAAAGGTCTATAATAATAACACAGGGAACACCTGCTGGTAACAGATGTCCCCTGCGGTGGGAACCCAGACGGTTGCCACGAGCATACAAGTTAGTAGGTCGAGAGCTTAGCGCTCAAACAACCGTGAGCCGTTCTGCTGTGAACAGACGGCTCACTTCTTTCTGTTATGGAACTTGTCCCACGCTTGGACGAGAATCCAGCAGATAGACACAATCCAGAAAACATCTTGAAGAGTTATGTATGGTCACCTCCATGAGAAATAAATTTCCCGCGAGGGCTATACACACGCCTCCATTCCGCACTCGCGGGATGACAGGCAACCGTCTTTTTAACCGTACACCGTCTACAAAGGAGATAGGCTATGGCAAGCCAGGAAACTCGACGCGGACGGTGGGTTCCACGGAATTTATTATACACAGATTGTCGAATAATGTCAACTTAATGAGAGCCATCCTTTGCGGGGGTTCTCTTATTTTTTATGCTGCACAAAATCAACATTTCAAAAATCGCGCGAAAAACAAAAAGGCAAGAACCAACTATATAAAAGCTCCCTCCGGTCGTCACATCACCAATTTTATTTTGGCAATCCTATTGACAATCAAATATATCTAGTGTATATTAAAGGCACACAGGAGGTGCTACCAATGCAAATCAACAAAGCGATTCGCAGCCTTATGAAAGAGAAAAACATCTCTCTTATCTCTATGGCGAAAGCCATCGGCAAACAGAGAGGGAACGATGTAAGCTCAAGGCTTCTAAGCCCCAACATGACCTTCGACAAAGCAGTCGAAATGCTGGACGTTCTGGGCTATGAGGTAGTCATTCAGGAGCGAAAGCCCGGAGCAAGAAGAGCTGACCAGATCGTGATTGACCAGAAGGAGGGATAGTTATGGGGAAATATGACAATTACGACAATAAGCAACGCATCTCCCTCGCAAGAAAGAACCTGGAAAAATTGGAGAAGAAGCGCAAGCCTGATTTATTTAAGATTGATATGGCGAGGAAAACGCTTGAGGCGGAGGAACTGTTTTCAAACTGCCAGATTTTCGGAAAAACTGGTTTTTGGAGAAGCGAGTTTGACCCGAATGATAGGATTATGTTTAGTGATGACAATGAAACCCTTATGTTTGGGGATGTTCTGATTTACTACCGGGACATTCAAGGGTGCTACATAGGAACGGAATATCGCCAGGTTGCCACAACGAACACAAAGACAAAGGGCGGCATTACAAGAGCAGCTATTGGCGGTGTCATTGCTGGCCCCGTTGGAGCCGTGGTAGGCGCATCCACCGCAAAAAGCGTGTCAAACACAAAATACAGCAGCGTTCAGGATGGATTTAAGTTCTACATAGAATGTAAAGACGGGAAAGGGTGGAATATGCCGGTTGCAGGCGCTGGACTGCTGGGTGACAAAGTTCCAAATTCGTGGATGGCCGTAAAAGCAAAAATAGACGCGATCGTTGAGCAATACAGGGAGGGTTAATATATGTGGGTAGTTTTAATCATTCTGTTTCCGGCATTCGTCATTGCAGAACTCTTGAAGGGCTACGACGGGAAAGGCGCAAGAGGACGTAAAGGAAGGAGACATTGACAAAGTGGGTAAACTCTGTAAGAAATGCGGGAGCACATTAGCCGACGGCGCAAAATACTGCGGACAGTGCGGAACAAAGGTTGAGGAAGAAGCCGGACATACGGTATGTAGGTGCCCTAAGTGCAATTCCACGAATGTCACGGCAACACCGAAAGAGTATAAGCCAAAGCTGGCAGTGCCACTTGTGATGACATTCGGCGGGTTTGGGCTGATGTTCCTGGGAATTATCGGTTTGATCGTGGGAGCTTTACTCGGGCTGGTTATCGGTGCAATCGTAAACGGTTTAGTTCCGCAGACGTATCAGACGGTCATCACTTGTTCTGACTGCGGGTATTCAGGAGTATGTAAGGATGTGAAAAAGTAGATGGAATTTCTCTTGATTCTCCTGTTCCCCATATTAGTGCTGATAGAGCTTATGAAGCATGTATAGGGGGCAAACCCATAAGTGAATAAATGTTCCCATAGGTGGGAGCCATAGCCGAAGGGCTGCTTGTGCTGAGATACGCACGGGCAGCCCTTATTTTTGTATCAGGAGGGAATTTATGAAAATCGACGTTTTGGGAGCAGAATATACGCTTACAGTAATTCGGGGAAGCAAAGAGCCAAGGCTCAAGGATTGTGACGGTTTCTGTGATGAAACTACGAAAGAGATGCTGGTCGAAAATTACGAAGACAGCAAGGGGGAACCAAATTGCAAGCAAAACCTTCCGGCTCAGACAAACAAGGTGAAGCGGCATGAGATCATTCACGCATTTCTATTTGAAAGCGGCCTTGCTGAAAACTCTTACTGGGCGCAAAATGAGGAAATGGTGGATTTCTTCGCAATTCAGTTTCCCAAACTGCTGAAAGCATTTGAACAAGCTGATGCTCTGTGAGGTGAGAGTATGGATTATGAGAAATTGTCAACCTCCATTCTGGGGGCTATCGAGAACAGACCGGGTGATATCGGGGCATACGAAGACCTGTTTTCCCTGTGCCAGACATGGGCTGAGACTGATTTCACGGCGGCACATCGAGCGAATAAACAATTGAAGGATATGTGCGACCGAATGATGGATAAAGTGCCCATGTCTCAGGTGGAGGGATTCTACAGCCTTTGGCGGCGGGGGCTATTGTTTGAGGCTCCATATGACTTTGACAGCTATCTCACCTATATGGAGCTGGATAGGCAGGCGAAAAAGCGGTTTTATCAGCCACGGAAGAAGCAGCTAAAGCCCGTGGTGGACGCACTGCAAGCGCTGTGCGGGGATGACAAGCTGGATTTGCTGGCGGTTAGTTTGCCCCCCGGCGTAGGAAAGACCACGCTTGCAATCTTCCTGCTGACCTGGATTGCCGGACGCGACCCAAACAACCCGAATCTGACGGGCAGCCACTCCAATTCCTTTGTGCGGGGCGTGTATGACGAATGTCTGCGGCTGTTTGACTCAAAGGGGGAATATCTATGGCATGATGTCTTCCCTGCCGTTCAGGTGTCCAGCACCAACGCAAAGGACTGCCGAATTGACCTTGATAAGCGGCAGCGATTTGAGACGCTGGAATTTACCTCCATTGGAACGGGCAATGCCGGTCTGTACCGGGCGGCGAACCTGCTGTACTGCGACGATCTGGTATCTGGTATTGAGGTCGCGCTATCCAAAGAGCGGCTGGACAAGCTGTGGGAAACCTACACTACGGACCTGCGGCAGCGTAAAATCGGTGACAAATGCAAAGAGCTTCATATTGCTACCCGGTGGAGCGTTCACGATGTGATTGGGCGGCTGGAACGGGAATATGAGAACAATCCCAGGGCGAAATTCATTCGGATTCCTGCCATGAACGAGGACGACGAAAGCAATTTTGATTATGAGTTTGGCGTGGGGTTCTCCACCAAGTTCTACCGGGAACAGCGGGATATTATGGATAGCGTCAGTTGGAAAGCGCTGTATCAAAATGAGCCTGTAGAAAGAATGGGGTTGCTTTACCAAGAAAATGAACTCCGCCGCTATTTTGACCTTCCAGACCAAGAGCCAGACGCAATCATTGCCGCTTGCGATACAAAGGACAGAGGAACGGATTATTGCGCCATGCCGATCGCGTACCAGTATGGTGACGATTACTATATTGAAGATTTTATATGCGATAATTCTAACCCGGAAATTGTGGAAGCAAGAATTGTGGCAAAACTGCTAAAGCACAGGGTTCAAGCTGCACGTTTTGAAAGCAACTCCGCAGGAGGAAGAATTGCGGCAGATGTGCAAAAGCGTGTGAAAGAGGAAGGCGGAAGAACAAAAATCACGACAAAGTTCTCCACCACGAACAAAGAAACACGAATTATTATCGCCGCCGGATATGCCAAAGAGCATTTTCTTTTCAAGGACGAAAGCGCATACAAAGGCGATAAGGAGTATCGGCTTGCTATGAGTATGCTTTGCGGATACACAATGGCTGGAAAGAACAAAAACGACGACCTGGTTGACAGTATCGCAATGCTGGTTGACTATTCAGAATCTTTCAGGCTGGCAAAGGTTGAAGTTATGAAAAGGCCGTTCTAAAATAATGCTTGACTTTTTGTCACGCATATATTATACTTAATGCGTGACAGAAAGTGAGGTGAGCAGGTGTCACCAAGAACCGGAAGGCCAAAAGCCGAAAATCCAAAAGATGTCCGATTTAGCGTAAGATTGGATGCCGAAACGGACAGAAGATTGCAGGAATATTGTCTCAAAAACGGAATTACAAAGGGAGAAGCAATCAGAAACGGAATCCGGCTGTTATTGGCAAAGAAAAAATAGGGCGTTGGAGGCCTAGCAAACCACACCAACACCCTATCCACCCCAGAGGTTTCCCGCTGGATAAATCCATTCTATCACAAACGGAGACCTCTATCAAGTAAAATTTTATGGAGGTTTTTATGAATAACGAAATTATGACAATCAGCGGTATCCCCTGCTACGAAAAGAACGGAACCGCCTACCTGAATCTGGAAGCTGTTGCCCGTGGGCTTGGATTCACATACGTTGCCACAAGTGGCAATGAGGTCGTCCGGTGGAAACGAGTTGAGGGGTATTTGAAAGAATTGGGCGTAGCCACTTGTGGCTACGATGAATACATCCCCGAAAGCGTGTTTTACCGCCTTGCCATGAAAGCGAAGAACGAAGTTGCCGAGGCATTTCAGGCGAAGATTGCCGAAGAAGTAATACCCTCCATCCGCAAGCACGGAGCCTACATGACCCAGGAAACGCTGGAAGCGGCGATTCTGAATCCTGATTATCTGCTCAAGGTAGCTACTGCCTTAAAGGCTGAAACGGACAAGCGCAAGGCATTGGAAGCGAAGGTTTCGGCAGATGCGCCCAAAGTTCTGTTCGCTGACAGCGTGGCCGCTTCCAGTAGCACGGTTCTTGTGGGTGAGTTAGCAAAGATCATGCGGCAGAATGGTGTGGACATGGGCGAAAGACGGCTGTTCCGGTGGATGCGGGACAATGGGTACTTAATCAAGCGCAACGGCACGGATTACAACATGCCTACGCAGGCCAGCATGGAGCAGGGGCTCTTCCGTATCAAGGAAACGGTCATCAATCACAGTGACGGACATACCTCTGTGAGCAAGACACCGAAAGTTACCGGCAAAGGACAGACGTTCTTCCTGAATAAGTTTCTGGGGGAGGGCAAGACCGTATGACAACCGCAAAAATGAACGAAATCTGGATGAATGCTCACATGGCTCTTGCAACAACGGAAATGCTGTTGGATATGCTTGACATGGAGGCTGACCCCGAAACCGGGGAACTTGCCCTTGGTAAGGCGCGGGTTGGGATGTACTGCGACGTTCTGGCTGCTGTTTGCAGCCAGATTAAAGGGATCGCAGACACGATTAGCGGCAAATAACAAGTAAATATTGGATGTGAGCGCGTTGGGTGTAGGTAACTTCACCCGATGCGCTTTGTGTTTTTATTCTCCGATGGTTTACGAACGAGAATTAAGTAGACAACCATCCGCCACTGTGGTATAATGGTAAATGGGAAAATAGATTTCCGGAAAAGGGGGTGCGTAATACGGAGAGCAGGCGGTTATTCGGGCGTCGGGTAATTTACACCGAGGTTACGGATATAAACGAGGGGAATATCATCGACGTGCTACAAAAGGCACTGTTTACGCACCTGCAAAATCAGGCAGAGATTGATTACCTGTACCGGTATTACAAGGGAGAACAGCCAATTCTGAGCCGTGTGAAGGAAGTCCGCCCGGAAATCAACAACATGGTTGTGGAGAACCGAGCAAATGAGATCGTATCTTTCAAATCGGCCTATCAAGTCGGCGAACCAATCCAGTACGTAAGCCGTGGTGGGGACGAAGACATTTCCTCCGAAGTGCTGAAACTGAATGACTATATGCTGTCCGAAGACAAGCCGGAAAAGGATAAGGAACTTGCCGATTGGCTCTTCACTTGCGGTACCTCTTATCGAATGACTTTGCCGGACGTTTTGGCGGATGCCGAGGAAGACGAGGCTCCTTTTGAGATATTCACCCTTGACCCAAGATACGCATTCGTGGTGTACTCTGTGGGCCTTGGCCATAAACCCATGATGGGTGTACGGTATGTTCTAAAAGAGGACGGAACGCTCGTTTTCTCCTGCTGGACAGAAACCAGGTATTTCGAGGTCTGGAACACGTGGGCTGTTATTCGCGCAGAAGATCAGATTTTGGGAATCCCGATTGTGGAGTACCCGGCGAACATGGCTCGTTTAGGGGCATTTGAAATCGTGATTCCGCTGCTGGACGCCATTAACATGACGGAGAGCAACCGAATTGACGGCGTAGAGCAGTTCGTTCAAGCACTGATGCTGTTCCATAATGTTGACATCAGCAGTGAGGACTACAAGAAACTGCGGGACGAGGGCGCAATCAAGTTCAGGGATATTGACGCCACACTGAAAGCGGAGATTCAATATCTGACCTCCGAAATGAACCAGACCCAGACGCAGACCCTTGTGGACAGCATGTATGAAACGGTGCTGACCATCTGTGGAATGCCCAACCGGAACGGAGGGACTTCTACATCTGACACCGGGTCGGCGGTCATCATGCGGGACGGCTGGTCGGCAGCGGAAGCCAGAGCCAAGGACACGGAGCTGATTTTCAAGAAGTCCGAAAAGGAATTTTTGAAGCTGGTGCTGCGTATCTGCCGGGACATGGGGCATCTGAGCCTGAAACTCTCGGCACTGGAAATCAGGTTCACGCGGCGGAATTATGAGAATATCGCGCAGAAATCAACGGTTCTAACCCAGATGCTTGCTTGCGAGAAAATCGCCCCTGAATTGGCATTTACACATTGCGGGTTATTTTCCGACCCGCAGTTGGCCTACCGAATGAGCATGGATTACATGGCCGAGCAGGAGAAAAAAGCGGCGAAGCTTGCCGCGCAGAACGGAGGTAACGGCGATGGAAGCGGAAACCAAAGTGAGAACCAAACTGACGGCGGAAGCGGTTCGGGCGATTGAGGAAATCATCCGCCGCCGGAATCAGGCGGAAATTAAAGTCGAACAAGGCCAGATCGTGGTCATTGAGATTCGGCGCAAGAAGGTTAACTGACTGTTTGGCAAAGAGCGCCGCACCTTTCGCGGAAGAGCCACGTCAAATGGTATAATTTGTGACTGCTCTAGGGAGCAGCGAACAGCCGAAGGGCTTCTGATACCAGAAATGGTATTGGAAGCCCTTCTTTTTTACACTGCGGCATAGCCAAAAGGTAAGGCACATGGTTTTGACCCATGTAATGGAAGTTCGATTCTTTCTGCCGCAACCAGCGGGGGGCTGGACAATTCAAGCACGCCGATAACTGCTGTATGCGCAAGGCAGCCAAAGCGAAGGAGAAGGAACAGCATTGTGTGATAAGTGTACATAAGCGCACGATAGCTCAAAGTAGCTTGCCCCGTCCCACAAAAACATTTCCTCGGCCACAAGCCGAGTACATGAAGAATAGAAGACGAAAATTTGGCGCGGCAGACAGCGAGTGGGGTTCACCTCTCCCCCCACAGAAGGACGTTCAAATCGGCCTCGCGCCATATATATCGCCGATGGCCTCCCTATCGGCGATGAAACCCGGAAACGGGCAAAGCGGTTCCCCGGCACCGTAAGCAGGGGATATGTGGGTTGTTAGCTCAGTTGGTAGAGCAGCGGACTGTTAATCCGCAGGTCACAGGATCGAAGCCTGTACAGCCCTCCATAACAGCAGCAGGGAAGCTGCTCTATCAAAAACGCAGACGGGAGACAACCCGAAAAAACAGAGACCACGGCGGAGGGAACCGCCTCACCAAACGCAGGAGGAATAATTATGGCAAAAATCGATACAAATCTCATTGAAGGTTATGCGGACATGACCCCCGAGCAGAAGCTTTCCGCTTTGGAGGGCTTTGAGTACGAGGACAACACCGCAGAACTGGAAAGGCAGAAAAACGCGCTGTCCAAGGCCAATTCCGAGGCTGCGGAATGGAAGCGTAAGCACAATGCGCTTCTGACTGACGAGCAGAGGAAGCAACAGGAGCAGGCCGAAAAGTGGGAGAACATGGAAAAGGAGCTGGCCGGTCTGCGGAAGGAAAAAACCGTTGCCGGTTACAAAGCAAAGCTGGTTGCTCAGGGTTATGATGAAGCCCTTGCGGACGCTACTGCGGCGGCCATGGAATCCGGCGATATGGCTACGGTTTTTGCCAACAACCAGACGTTTTTGGAAAAATACGCCCAAAAAGTCATTGCGGACAAGCTGAAAAGAACGCCCAGAGGCGCGGATGGAAGCCCCGGCGGCGCAATGACCAAGGCGGACTTCCTGAAACTCGACACCAAATCCCAGATGGAGTTTATCAAGAACAATCCTGACTGGAAAACAATTTTGAAATGATTATGGAGGTAAAACATTATGGCTACTTATCTTGGCTTTCCGTTTGACCCCGAGCTGTTTAACTACAACTGGGCAAATGCGAAAGACCCCACCCTGACCGCGATGTTTGAGAGCGGCGCTGTCGCCCCGAACGCAGAACTGGCGGGCTTGATTTCCAACGGCTCCGATTTCTACACCCTGCCGTTCTACAAAGTCATTGGCGGCACTCCCGAGAACTACGATGGCGCAACCGACATCACCCTGACCGACCCCGAAGGCAGCGCTCAGAATGGTATCGTGTTTGGCCGCGCCCACGGCTGGAAGGAGAAGGACTTCATCGTTGACTACAACAGCGGTGCAGACCCCATGCAGCAGATCGTGTCTCAGGTTTCCAAGTATTGGCAGAAGCAGCGTCAGTCCATCATGCTGAAAATCCTGAATGCGGTGTTCAGTGTGACCGGCAGCGGTGAGTTTGCTGGTTGGGCGAACCACATCACTGACCTGTCTTCTGCATCCACCACTGTTGCAGATGCAAACAAGATGGGCGCGACCACCATTGGCGATGCGATTCAGAAGGCCGTCGGGGACAATCAGGACGCTTTCCGGCTTGTGTTCATGCACAGTAAGGTCGCCACCAATATGGCTGGTCTGAAACTGCTGGACTTCCTGAAATACACCGACGCCAACGGCGTGGAGCGCCCCCTCCGCATTGGCACCGTGAATGGCATGACTGTTGTCGTAGATGACAGCTGCCCCACCACCGCCGCTACCAGCGGAGAAAGTGCGAAAGCGGCCACCTACACCACCTACGTCCTCGGCCTTGGCGCAATTCAGTACGCCCCCGCTCCCGTGAAGGTTCCTTCCGAACTGACCCGTGACGCGCTCAAGGGCGGCGGCTATGACGCGCTGGTGACCCGTATCCGTGAAACCATGCACCCCAACGGGTTCAGTTTCACCAAGCCTACCACCGGCTATACCGCTTCTCCCACGGATGCGCAGCTTGCGGCATCTGCCAACTGGTCTATCGTGGCCGACCCGAAGACCATTGCTCTGGCAAAGATCATCACTAACGGCTAAGGAGGTTCACCATGTTCTATGTTTCTGACGGGAAAGTGTATGTGCGCGAGGGAGATCACTTTCGCAACGTGGGCTTTACCGCAAAGGACAAGGTGATTACCCGGCGCGAACTGGAGAGCACTTCTGTGGTGATGGGAACGGTAGTCGTTGATACCCTCAACGACCCCGTACCGCTCACCCGCGAGGAAGTTATCACCAAGTTTGGTTTATCGGAGAACAATCCTATTCCCGTTATCAAGAAACCACGCAAGAAGGCGGGAGAACCCGTAGAATGAAAGGAGGTAAGGAACCGTGCAGGAAGCCGAGAAAAACGCATTGGTAAAAGCCATGGCGAATGAAACCGACGAAAGCACGGTTTCTGCCTACCTTGGCATTGCGGCAAGCAAGATTTGCCGCAGGGCATACCCGTTTGACCCTTCCATTATGGAGGTTCCGGAGCAGTACAGCTATCTACAGGTGGAGATTGCTACGTATCTTCTGAACAAGCGGGGCGGCGAGGGGGAGCTGTCTCACAGCGAGAACGGCATTTCCCGTTCCTACGAGAACGGGGACGTTCCGGAATCCATGATGCGACAGATCGTTCCCATGGCCGGGATTCTGTGAGGTGACAGTATGAGAATCATGGAGCGAAACAAGCAAAGCTTCTGGTATCTGCTGTATGACCGGAAAGTGCCTGTCACCGACGAAGACGGCAACGAAACCGGCGAGGAAACTGTTGTGTACAAACCTGCCGTTTCCTTCCGCGCCAACGTATCCGCTGCGACCGGGGCTTCTCAGGTGGAGCAGTTCGGCAATCTTGCCGGGTATGACAAGGTCATCGTTACGGATGACATGGCCTGCCCCGTTGACGAGAATACCGTGCTGTTTCTGGACAAGGAGCCTGTGTATGACGAGGACGGGAAGCCCCTGTATGACTACATGGTCAGACGGGTGGCAAAGTCTCTGAACTCAGTGTCCATCGCCGTTACGAAGGTGAGCGTGTCGTGAGCTACAAGAAAATTGTGGCTCCGCTGTCGGTTTCCGGCATTCAGAAGATTCAGGACGAATTGAAGGAATACAAACGCTGGCAGAAGGACAAGGCAAAGGAACTGGCCGAAAGGCTGGCAATGCTGGGTGCTTCTGTGGCTTCCATCCGGTTCTCACGGGCTGTTTACACCGGGATGGGGGATGCAACCGTGTCCGTCGTGGCAATCCCGAATGGTTACGCCGTAAAGGCCGATGGGGAATCCGTCCTTTTCATTGAATTTGGAGCCGGTATCACCTACGGAACCGGGCACCCGGAAGCGTCGGAGTTTGGCATGGGGGCTGGCACCTACCCGGACGGGAAAGGTCATTGGGACGACCCCAAAGGCTGGTATCTGCCCAAAGACAAGGGCGGCGGCCACACATACGGAAATCCTCCTGCAATGCCCATGTATGAGGCGAGAAAAGCGATTGAGCAGGAGCTTCCGAGAATCGTTATGGAGGTGTTCAGGGCTTGATTGATATTGAAAAGCTGATCTATACCCCCATTGCCGAGGCTCTGCGAAATCGCTTCAAGGGCATTTCGGTATCCGGAGAATATGTGAACGCTCCTCCAAAATTCCCCTATGTAAGCATCGTAGAGCAGGACAATTATATGTCCGCGAACAGGCTGGACAGCAGCGACCGGGAAAAGTTCTCAACGCTGATGTACGAAGTCAATGTGTACTCCGACAAGGCGGGGAGCAAGAAAAGCGCCTGCCGGGAGATCATGGGCGTTATAGACGAAATGCTCTACAAACGGAATTTCACGCGAATTTCGTTGTCCCCTGTTCCGAATATGGAAAACGGGACGATTTACCGTCTGGTAGCCCGGTATCGGGCGGAGACGGACGGCGGAACAGTTTACCGCAGGTAAATATGCTTTACCTTTCCGTAAGGGCGGAAAGAGAGCCGAAGGGCTGCTTCACAGGAGGCAGCCCATTTTTTATTACAACGAAAGGATGATTAAACATGGCCATAAGCACGTATAAAGTTTTCCTCATGAAAAAGGGAAGCACCGGCAACACCTACGAAAAGCTCATTGACATCAAGGAATTTCCTGATCTGGGCGGCGACCCGGAGATGCTGGAAACCACTACCCTGTCTGACAAGATGCAGACCTACATCGCCGGTATCCAGTCTCTGGACGCGCTGGCATTTACCGCCAACTACACGCTGACGGACTACAAGACGCTGCTTGCGCTGGCTGGCAAGACCGAGAGCTACGCCGTCTGGTTCGGCGGCACAGGGGAAGGTTCCAGCCTTACCCCAACTGGCAGCGACGGCAAGTTCAAGTTTGACGGTCAGCTGACGTGCTACCCCACCGGCGGCGGCGTCAACGAGGTCGTTGACCTGAACATCTCCATTGCCCCGTCCACGCCTATTGAGCTGGACGATACGACCGGCTAACCCGAAACACAAATAACATATTCAGGAGGATTTAGCGATGGCTAAGAAAATCTGCATTCCCTACAACGGCAAGAAGTACAACTTGGAGTTCACCCGCTCCACGGTTTCCGCCATGGAGAAGGCCGGGTTCTCCATCAATGAGCTTGGCGACAAGCCCGCTACCATGATTCCCATGCTGTTCAGCGGTGCTTTCGCGGCGAATCATCCCAACACCAAGGTTGCCACCATCAACAAGATTTACGACGGTCTGAGCAACAAGTCCGGCCTTGTGAAGGTGCTGGCGGAAATGTACTCCGAGGCCGTGTACACCCTGCTTTCCGATGATGAAGAGGAAAACGAGGGAAACCCCGGCTGGGAAGCAGTAGAGTAAGCGAACTTCTTTCCGAAAACGGAGGGGGTGGGGAGACCCCTACCCCCTCTTACGCTTACACAAATATCTTCAAGAAGTTATTCCCGTACTATCTTGCAATCGGCATGACCTATGACCAGTTCTGGAATCAGGACGTGGAACTGGTGAAAGCCTACCGGGAAGCTGACAAGATCAAACGGGACTTGAAGAATCAGGATATGTGGATGCAAGGGGCTTATTACTATGAAGCCCTTCTGGATGCCGCCCCGGTTCTGCGGTTCAGTTTCAGCAAGAAGCCGCCGAAGCCGGTTCCCTACCGGGAGCAGCCCTTTGAGCTGCACACTGGGCAGCGGAAAGCAGCGGATAGTGGAGAAAAGCAGCTGACCCAGCAGGAAAAGAGCGACAAAAAGGCGAAAGCCATGATGGAGATGTTTATGGTATCCATCAACAAGAAATTTGAGAAGAAGGGCGGTGAAGGGAATGGCTGACAATGTGGAAATGCAGGGCATTGAGTTTCAGATTGTGAATGACAGTGCCGCGGCATCTGCGGGTGTAGAGCAGCTGGCCAAGAAACTGGCGGCGCTGAAATCATCCATCAGCGGTTCCACAACTGCCCTTTCCAAAGTTGCAGCGGGAATTTCGCAGATCAAGAATGCCGTGAACAACATGAATACCGGCGATTTTGCGAACAAGATAAACCGCATTAGCAGCTCCCTGGGCAATCTGAAAGACCAGACGGATAGCCTGAAAATCTCCGCGTCCATCGGAAACCAGCTGGCGGCCATCAATCAAGCAATCACCAATCTGCCGGACACCCCCGGAGAAAAACTGCGGAATCTGGCATCCGGATTGCAGCCTCTGTCCGAGCTTGGCCGGTCTAATATGACTTCCTTCATCAACCAGCTGAAAAAGCTGCCAGAGGTCATCCAGGAGCTTGAGAAAGCGGATATTGATAAGTTCACTCAGCAGATGAAAGACTTGGCTTCGGCCATGAAACCATTTGCGGATGAAATGAACAAGGTTTCCTCCGGCTTTTCGGCATTTCCAAGCAGAATTCAAAGGCTGATTACATCGACGGAGCAGTACAACGGTACGGTAAGGCGGGCAACCACAAGCACAAATGCTTGGAGCAGTGCGCTCAAAGCAATCAGCTTTGCGGCCATATACCGGGCGGCGGCAAAGCTCCTGGGTATCGCAATTGCAAAATCGTCCCAGTATACGGAGGATTTGAACCTGTTCACCGTTTCAATGGGTAAGTACGCCGAGGAAGCCTATAACTACGCCCAGAAGGTTTCTGATGTAATGGGCATTGACCCTGCTGAATGGATGCGGAACCAGGGCGTTTTCAACACCATTATCACAGGTTTCGGTGTGGCTGGTGACAAGGCAGCGTTCATGGCCAAGAACCTGACGCAGTTGGGCTATGACCTTGCCTCCTTCTATAATATCGATTTTGAATCGGCAATGCAGAAGGTTCAGTCCGGTATTTCCGGAGAACTCGAACCTCTGCGGCGGCTTGGCTACGACCTGTCTGTTGCCCGGTTGGAGCAGGAACGCTTGAATCTTGGAATTGACAAGAGCGTTTCCAGCATGACGCAGGCGGAGAAATCCCAGCTGCGGTACTACGCCATGATGACGCAGGTAACGCAGGTGCAAGGTGATATGGCACGAACGCTGGAAAATCCGGCAAACATGCTGCGGGTACTACGGGCGGAACTTGAACAAGCCGCACGTGCCGTGGGAAACATCTTTATTCCGATTCTGACGAAGGTTCTGCCAATTGCTATTGCCGTGGCAAGCGCCTTGCAGGAAATCATAGCGGCCATTGCCGCCCTGTTCGGGGTAACGGTAAAGTCCCCGAAATGGGGGGATGCGATTGGGAGCGCTTCTGCCGGGAGCGGCGCCATTGCCGACAACATGGACAGTGCCGCCGGTTCGGCGAAGGAGCTGAAACGATACCTTGCCGGGTTTGATGAACTGAATGTCCTCCCCGACCAGAATCAGGGCGGCAGTGGAAGCGGAGCCGGTGCAGGCGGTGGAGACCTTGGCTTAAACTTGCCGGGGTATGATTTCCTGAAAAATGCAGTAACCACGCAGATTGACGAGTGGAAAAAGAAACTGGAGCCGCTTGTTTCCTTTGTTAAGGACAATCTGAAAGAGATCCTGGAGCTTATTGCCACAATCGGAATTGCGCTACTTGCATGGAAGTTGTCAAACGATTTCCTGAACGGAATTATGGCGCTAAAAACGCTTGGCAAAAACGGCCTTTCCATCCCACTTACGATTGCCGCAGGCGTGATTCTGACAGCCGCCAGTTTTTCAATCGAGTTTAGAGCCATTAAAGACGCCATCGAAGATAAACTTAATAGCTTCAATTTCGGGGAGATCATTCTGAGTGGTTTAGGTGGAACTGTAGGCGCTGGGGTTATCGGAAAAGGAATTGGGCAGCTAATTTTCAAGGCGTTCAAAGGAAGCGCTGTAGCCAAGGCGATTACTGCGGGCGGCGGAACGATAAGCACGGGACTTATCGGGGCAGCCATCGGTGGAATTGTTGCTGGAATCCCAATGTTCGTTACCGGCGTATACGACGCGATCATGAATGGGCTGAATACCCTAAACGGCTTATTGATTCCAGCGGGGTCTACATTAGCTGCTACGGGAATTGGCGCAATCATTGGTACGGCGATAGGCTCTGTCGGTGGCCCTGTTGGTGCAGCTATCGGCGCACTCGTTGGCCTAGCAGTAGGCGCACTGACAGACCTTGGTATTCTGATTTACCAGAAGTGGGATGAAATCTGCGCATTCTTTGCACCTGCTGCGGAATGGTTCAATATAAACGTTGTGCAACCAATATCCGGATTCTTCTCCGGACTTTGGGATGGAATTGTCGATACGTTCTCTCCTGCCATCTCGTGGTTCTCTGATTTGTGGGGTAGCGTGAGCCAGACATTCGAGGATGTTTTTTACGACATCGGAGTGCTTGCAAGTGGCACGTGGGAAACCATCAAGATTATATGGGGAATTGTTTCTGACTGGTTTGACACAAATGTTATCCAGCCTGTCGCCTCGTTCTTCTCCGGCCTTTGGGATGGCATATCTTCCTGGGCCATAAAATCGTGGAATAAAATCAGCACTGTTTTCTCTGGAATTGCAGCCTGGTTTGACGCAAACGTCATTCGCCCGATTGTTGGATTTTTCACGGATTTGTGGACAGATATAACGGTTATATTTGGGAAAGTAGTCGGATTTTTCAAAGGAATCATAAACGGCGTTCTTTCCGGACTTAACTCGGCAATCAGCTACGCATTCGGCGGAATCAACAGCATTCTCCGCAGTATCCGAGGATTCAGCATTGCAGGATTTACCCCGTTCTCCGGTCTCCGGGAAATCAGCGTTCCTCAAATTCCGATGCTTGCCGACGGCGGTTTTGTAGACCAAGGTCAACTCTTTATAGCCCGTGAAGCGGGCGCAGAAATGGTTGGCTCTATTGGCAGAAGAACGGCTGTTGCCAACAATGACCAGATTGTTGAGGGTATCGCAACGGCTACCCGTGAAGGAAACGAAGACCTCATCAACGCCCTGTATGCTGTCGCTCAGCAGATTATCGCGGAAATGCGCAATCAGGACAACGGAGGTGGCGGTGGATATGACTTCGACCGGGCTGTCCGGGATGCTCAGCGCAGGAACGCAAGAATGTATGGATAAACGGAAGGAGTGAAAACGGCATGAAGATGATGCTCAAGATAAACGGCGTGGACTTCATGCCGTTCATCGCCAAACAGGGCGTAAAGTGGCAGCGCAACGACATTGATGCACCTAATTCCGGGCGCACAATGGACGGAACAATGCAACGTGGCCGGGTGACAACCAAAATCCGTCTGGACATCACCTGCCGCCCGCTAAAGGCTGAGGAAGCTATGACCGTGTTGCATACCATTCTCCCGGAATATGTGACCGTGGACTACTACGACCCTATGAGCGGGTACCGCAACAATGTGACCATGTACTCCAACAATAACCCTGCATCTTTCCTGATAGAGAAGCCGGAAGACGATTGGTGGAGCGGCATTACCTTTCCCCTGATTGAGAGGTGACGGGCGCTTATGCAGAACGTATCACAGGAATACCGGGACATTGTAGCTGGCAACCACTGGTTTGAAAACCGCCTCTGCATCGGTGATACCGGAAGGCTAATTGACAAAAGCGGAAGCGCAATCACGTTCGGCGGAGTGCGCATTCTGGTAGATAGCGGTGGCGCTGAAACCGGCTACGGTGAAGAACTGCTGATATCCATGGAGCAGAAGCAACCGCTTCTTTCCGATTCTCCTGACGTTGGAAAAACCTGCGCCGGTGAGATCAACGTTGAAATGATTCATCCCTATGGTGATATCCCCAAACGTGCGCTTCTTCGGCCATACGTCAGAGCTGCAAATGAGAATGCCGTCTCTGAATGGCTGCCACAAGGAAAGTATTACATTGACAAACGGAGCGAAGGAGAAATCGGCGACCGGACAAAACTAACGCTCCACGGATACGACGGAATGCTTCTTCTGGAAGAAGACTATCCGGCAGAATCCTCACTTAACTGGCCTGCAAGTGACATTGAAGTTCTGAAAGAGATTTCCGATGCAGTCGGCATCTCGCTGGATAGCCGGGTATATCAAATCGTCACTTCTGGTTACGAAATCCCGTACCCTGCCGGGTACAGCTGCCGCGAGGTCATTGGCTACATCGGCGCAATGTACACCGGCTCCTGGGCTATGACGGCCACCGGAGAATTGATGCTGGTCACGCTCACGGGTCTTCCGAAGGAAACCAACTATCTGATTGTTGGCGGAAGCGATAACAGAGCGATCACGTTTGGAGGTGCCAGAATCCTTGTTTGATAAGTTCATCATCGGGTCTGCCGCCGACAGCCTGAAAATATCAGACCCACTCAGCGCGTACAGCCGAGTCACGTTGAAGGTTGCTGACGGCGTGGAGTATACGGCGGGTACAGACAGCGGCAAGGAACTGATCTCCGAAAACCCTTTCGGAACTCAGAAAATGGCAAACGATATGTTGACCAGAATCAACGGCTATTCCTACCAGACGTATACGGCTACAGGCGCAATCTTAGACCCGGCGGCGGAGATTGGAGACGCGGTTCAGGTTGATGGAACCTATGGCGGCATTTACAGCGTGTCAAAGTCCTACGGGAAAATGATACGCGCGGATGTTTCCGCCCCCGGATCTGAGGAAATTGACGAATCCGTTCCCTATAAATCCCACGAAACACGTAAGGTAGAACGTCAGTTTATAGAAACCCGGGCGCAACTGAAAATTCAGGCCGACCAGATTTCCGCCGAGGTCTCTGCCCGTATCGAACAAGGGAACGAACTCACATCACGGCTGGACATTCAGAGCGACCAGATTTCCGCGCGGGTGACCAAAACCGGCGGCAGTAGTTCGTCCTTCGGTTGGGAGCTGCTTAATGATTCCTGGACGGTCAAGGCCAACAATACCACGGTGTTCCGAATCACCAAATCCGGCGCAGAAGTCCGTGGAAAGTTCATCGCCTTAAGCGGCAAAATCGGCGGTCTTGATATCCAATCCGACTACCTCAGCTATAACAATCAGGTCTGGAACGGCACCAACAGCCGGGGTATTTACATTGGTGTTAACGGCATTCAGTGCGGCTCTGAGGCTAACGGTGTGCAGATTACGCCGACCGGGAATCTGTACGCTGAGAATGGCTATTTCCGGGGAAGCGTCAGAGCCGGTATGATTGACTACGGTGGAGACGATGGCTATTTCAACGGCGGAGGCATTTCCACCGGTAGTATCTACGGCAGCCGACTGGTAGATAATACGGTATCTACTACGTACACCAGTGAAGGTATTAACGAGTCTCTCGGATTCGCTGATTTTGCAAATGGCGTATTCAATGGCTGGAATACCGCGACATACGTTGATGCAACCATATTGTACGCTAGTACTTTCTACTTTGGGGATTATCAGGTGCAGTGGCGTTCGATTACAGACGGAAATGGGCTAACACAAATTGTATTAGCGAGAGTATCGGAGTAGTGGGGGCATTGTAATGGAAAAACTGAAAACAGCAACAGGAAGGGAATTTGACTGTGATTATTTTAATCCCTTTCCACAAATCGGGCAAATCAATATACGCATTACTGGAGAGTCTTTAGCAACGATTGCTACTGTATTTGGAGATCCTGCGGAGACGATACAAATGTGGTACGGAAATCAATATGCCGCGCAATACACAAAACTAATAGCTATTGTACCTAGCTCTGCGGCTACTCGTGTTGTACTAGGGAAGGAGTAAGAATATGAACCCTGTAATGAAACTTAGGGCAGTCCTGAATACCCTTGAGGGCGTTCAGGTCGCAGGACGGGAGAACTGGGACAGGATGCTGGGCAGTATACAGGCCATTGAAGAAGTGGTGCAGGCGCTGTCTGCTCCTACTGGTTCCCAAAAGAGTACCGATGTTGAGGAGGAATGACTTATCGCAGATAAAGCAATATCCGAGCTGATTGCAGCGGAACAGATAAAAGCTTCTGACCTTTTCGTCCTGGAACAGGACAGCGCGGCAAAGAAGCTGACGGGACAAATTCTGCTGAACTGGCTGACCGCAGCCGCTGACGGCCATGGCGGTATCAGCAGCATCGTGAAGCATTCCACCAGCGGCCTTACGGATACATACCGTATCACCATGGCGGACACCACTACCTTTGACTTCACCGTAAAAAACGGTCGGAGCATTTCAACCATTGCCAAAGTCTCCGCCAGCGGGCTGGTAGACACGTACCGTATTACCTATAACGATAATACCACTAGCACGTTTACCATCACGAACGGCGCGAAAGGTGACAAAGGCGACAACGCATACGTCTGGATTCGGTACGCGGCGCAGAAGCCCACGGCAGCTTCTCATAGCTTCGGTGTTCTCCCTGACAACTGGATGGGCGTATACAGCGGCAATTCCGCAACTGCCCCAACGGACTGGACGAAGTATCAGTGGTTTGAGATCAAGGGCGAAAAGGGTGACATCGGGAACCCGGCTCTGTTGACCAGTCAGTCCGTAACATACCAAGCTAGCACATCCGGGAATGTTATACCGTCCGGAAACTGGCAAGGCAGCATTCCCACGGTAGCACAGGGCGCTTACCTGTGGACGCGAGTTGCAATGACGTTCAATTCCGGAACCCCGATTTATGCCTACTCCGTCTCCCGTATGGGCTTGGATGGCACCGGTGCTGTATCCAAAGTGTGCGGCAAAGAACCTAACTCCAATGGCAACGTTGAGCTAGAAGCTGAAAATGTTGGGGCGTTGCCTAGTGCTGGCGGTTTAATGACTGGAAATATTGTCATGAACTCCCACCAAATCAAAGTATTAGGTGCGCCCACGGACAGCGCTGATGCTGCAACCAAGGGGTACGTGGATACGGCGTTAAGTAATGCCAAAACGATTGTAAAGACCGCAACGTTAACTGCTGCCGGTTGGTCTGCCAGCGCCCCGTATACCCAGCCTGTTACGGTCTCCGGTCTGACGGATACAAAACGTGCGATGGCTTATCCAGTGTACGGGAGTAACACGTCCACCAATCTTGCGCTGAAAGAGGCGTGCGGCATGGTCAGCTTCGCTTCCCGGTCAGGCAGCACGCTGACGTTTACCTGCCTTGAGGACAAGCCGACAGTGGCTATCCCGATTACAGTGGAGGTGTACGTATGAGCATTGCAGTGCCTTTATATGGATTTGGAGCCAGCGGCGGCGCAGGCGGCACCCTTACCGTCACAGCTCCAGCAAACGTCACCGTGACTGTTTCCAAGGACGGCAAGACAAAGACCAAGAACTCCGGCACCAGCGGCGTGGTTGTCTTCAAGGGGCTTGCAAGCGGAACGTGGACTGTTACCATCACCGGCGACGGCAAGACTGCTCAAAAGAATGTTGTGGTCACAACCGATTATTCAACCGTGATTGCATTTTTCGCAGCCACCATCAACATCACCTATCCCGCCGGTTCGACATGCACTTGCTCTGACGGCACAACGACCCTATCCGCTCCTGACACCAGTGGTACATGGGCTTGCATCGTACCGAACGCCGGGACGTGGACGGTGACCTCCACAAGCGGGAAGGAGACCGACAGCAAGACCGTAACTATCACCACGGATGGTCAGAGCATCTCTGTGGAGCTGAGCTATGCGCTGTTCCTGTTCAAACCAAATGCCCCGAGCGACATTATAGCCGGTGAGTGGGAAATGCCTGGGAACAGCACTGTAACCGCAGAAGCAGAATTGGTGGTTAAGTCGGTAAATAACTACAACGGCAACAGAGACATTTCTGCACGTACAAAAGGCCAAATTGACCTGACAGAGTATAGCACGCTTCAAGCGACGTGCAAAGCGTCGGGCGGCTCCGATACAAAATTGGAGGTGTACAGTGGTTCGTCCGTAGTTGCTTCGGCAGCAATCGGTACCAGTCTTACCACGGTAACGGTTGACATATCTGCCCTGTCCGGGCTTCACAGTATCGGTTTTGGCGGTAGGCATACCGCGTATTTGACGATTACATACACCGCGACGGAAATCAAATTGCTGAAATAGGAGGGCGGCGCATGAAAACGATTTACATTGATTCCGAGTTTAAGTGCCACGTTTCCCCCAGCAGCGGGTACACTTCCGTTGAAACGGACGCTTTCGATGGCAAATGCGACGCCTACATTGAGGGCTACCGCTTCATCCCGGCAGGTCAGACGTGGACACGTGCTGACGGCGTGGTGTTCACCGGCGAAATGATTGCCCCGTGGAAACCCTGGGATGAACTTGACGCCGCCCAGCGGGAGTATGAGAGGGAGCAGTATCAGACGGTTGTTGCTCAAAATACCGAATATGAATCTGCGTTGACTGAAATTGAAACCGCTCTGGGGGTGAATAACGCATGATGACCATCGAAGAGCGTAAAAACGCTATCCTTGCGAAAATCAGGGAGATAAAAGCCAGCGGCGGTGAGGAACAGCTTAAAGAGCTGGATGAAGCTTATAAGAAAGGGGTTGACAGTCTGTGACACAAGAGGAAAGAAAAAGCATCATGTATGCCCAGGGGCGGGCGAACGCGCTTGCCTTGCAGGAGAAAGCCCCGGACATGACAGGCACCGAACTGAACGCGGCGGATAGCGACATTCCCGGTTTCAAGGCCGCTGTCGCAAACAAAAACATGTTGGAGCGCAAGGCCGGGTTTGTGTGCCGGTCATCTGCTGGCCGTGTGGTGCGGCTGGTGCAGCCCTATGACAGCACTATCTACACTCAGGAGCCAGAGGAACTTCCAGCGCAGTGGGGGTTTGCTTGGAGCACCGACCCAGCGAAAGCGTTGCCGTTCGTCGCCATGGCTACCAGCCCCTACAATAAGGGCGACTGCTGCACGGAGGGAAGCAAAGTGTATCGCTCCACATTGGACAATAATGTATGGTCACCGTCCGCATACCCTCAGGGCTGGGAAGAGGTGAACGTATGACGGTAAAGCAAATTCAATGCCTGTTGACTTATCTGGGCTATTCTCCCGGCGCAATCGATGGAGCTGACGGCAGGAATACCCAAGCGGCAATCCGTGCGTTTCAAGCCGACTACGGGCTTACCGTGGACGGGATTCCGGGAGCCGCTACCCAGAAAATGCTGATTGGCGCGATTGCCGGGACGGCGGTAAGGGTAGAGAAGCCCGAGAGCAGCGACGCGCCGAAGACGGGGTCGTTCTGGGACGATATCCGGTACTTCACTCGTGAGGAGTTCCGGTGTCAGTGCGGCGGGAAATACTGCAACGGCTTCCCCGCAGAACCCGCAGAGGAAACCGTCCGCATGGCGGATGAGATACGCCGCAGGGCGGGGGTTCCCCTGAATGTGAATTCCGGGGTGCGGTGCAAGCGGCACAATGCCGAAGTGGGCGGAGTATCCAACTCCCTACACACCACGGGGCAGGCCGTAGACCTCTCGGGGGCTATCTCCCCGGAGAAACTGTATGCCATAGCCCGGGAGGTGCAGGCCGAGAAAATCCCCGGGCGGGGTGGTCTGGGGCTGTACGGATGGGGCATTCACGAGGACAACGGGAAGTACAGCCGTTGGAATGGTTGAGAAGGGAGTATGCCAATGGAAGAAACGGAAATCGCCGGGAGGCTTTCTGCGGTAGAACAGCGGAGCAAATCCAACTCCCACCGTCTGGACGCGCTGGAACGGCACACGGAAGCGGTGAACACGCTGGCAACGTCTGTTGCTGTCATGGCGGAGAAGGTGGAGGTCACCGGGGAGAAGGTTGACGGCCTCTGCACGGACGTGCAGGAGTTGAAATCCGAACCCGGCAAGCGGTGGAAATCGGTTGTAGAAAGGGTCATCTACATTGTCGTAGCCGCTGTTGTAGGGTTTATTCTTGCCCGGCTTGGGCTGGGCTGATTTTTAAGGAGGAAAACAAAATGATTAACTGGATTGTACGTGTCAAGAACAAGAACTTCTGGCTGGCCGCAATTCCCGCGCTGCTTCTGCTGGTGCAGACGGTAGCCGCCCTGTTCGGATTTACGCTGGACTTGGGCGAGATTGGCGACAAGCTGCTGGCCGTGGTGAACGCCGTGTTTGCCCTGCTGGTGATTCTGGGCGTTGTGAACGACCCAACCACCGCCGGTATCGCTGACAGCAAACTGGCAAGAACCTACAGTTCCCCAAAGGAGGACTGATGTGACAAGTGGATAAAGTCCCGTGGAATCGGGTGATTCTGGATGAGTTCTGTTCTCTGGCGATTCTCACGCCGTTGGAGGAAAAGATCATCCGCACCCGAGCCGCCGGATGGAGCCAGACAAAACAGTGCCACAAGTTTTGTGTGTCCCAAGCCACTATCACAAGAACGGTTAAAAAGTTGCGGATAGAATACGAATTGTGCAGAAAGTACAGTGACAAGCTCCCTGAAAATCTGAAATTCTGATTCTGCGTGACGATTTATTGACGATTTATTGACGAAATCCCGACGAGTAGATGATGATTCTACCGTCGGGATTTTTGCTATTCTGTAGATAGAAGGTGGCCACCTCCTAGAATATATTTTGAAGGAGGACTTCTATTTATGGTTGAAGTCGAAAAGGAATATGCCTCCAAAGGTGTCGCTGGTGCCGGTCTTGGTACTGGCATTGCTGGTTTGGCCTTGGGCGTTCTGAACGCTATGGGCGGTATCGGCGCTCTGGCCCTGGGTAACCGTGGCACAATGCCTGGTCCTGGCGGGTGTAGTGAGAATACGCCTGTAAGCCGTTACGACCTGGCAAAGCAGCAGGAGCTTGCCGCCAAGGATTCCGAAATCGCTCTGCTGAAAGCCAATACCTACAATGACCAGAAAGACCTCCAGCTGTACGCCTACATTGACGCTCAGTTGAAGGAAATTCGCAAGACCTTGTGCGACCAGGCTGTGCACAATCAGCGGACGGAGGACAGCTTCACCCTGGCCCGTCAGAATATCGCGGCTGTTAAGTCCGACCTGACAAGGGAAATCCAGATCGAGGCGGAGCGGCGCTGCTGCGGTGACAATTCCATCGTGACCTACGCAAACGCAACCTTCTATCCAAAGATGGTTGCAGACGTGACCACTGGAACCACCACCACGGCTCAGTCCCTCTACAACCCTCTGCCCAAGTGCGGCGGTGGGTGCTGCAACGGCAACTGATTCCCAGTCAAAGGGGCGGCAACCGCCGCCCCACATTTTCAAGGAGGTAATTTTTATGGTTTCTATGGATACCGTCCAGTCTGGAATTGCAAAATTCATTGACCGAGATATTGCCCCAAGCCTAAACGGCTGGGACAGAGTTCTGATTGCCGGAGCCGGTGGCCTCTTGACGGCCAACATTCCGAATATTATCGCCCAGTATGCGGAGCACCCCATGTTTAAGGCTCTGGGCGTTTACGATAAAGGGCGCAACGCAGTCGATGTAGACGCTCTGTACAACGCCGCCAAGCCGTACATCAGCGACCCTATCCCTGTGGAAATCCCGATGCTGAAAATTACGATCAAAATAGGGAAGAAAGAGCTGGATACGCTGTATGCGTACATCAAGGAAGGAGCGTAAGGCTATATGAAAGAAATCAAACTGCTGATGGAGCATATTGAGGACGAGCTGGAAGACGCGCACACCTACGCAGAGCTGGCCGTGGAATACAAGCACGACGACCCGGAACTGGCAGACCTGTTTTACAGGCTGAGCGGGGAGGAAATGAACCACATGAACGCCCTGCACAAGGCCGTTGTTTCCCACATTGAGGAATACCGCAAGCAGAAGGGCGAACCGCCTGCGGCCATGATGGCCGTCTATGAGTACCTGCACAAGCGAGATATTGAGCGGGCGGAGAACGTCGGAGTGGTGCAGGG